TACTGGCGGAGCGGGGGCTGGTGGCATCATTATTATTGAGGAGTTTGTACAATGAAGCGTTATGCCTCTGTATTTAACGGCGCTGTTGAAGTTGTTGTTGAACAGGATGAGCCGCCTGTAATTGATGGTGTTTGGATTGACATTACCGATCTGGATGTAGGCCCGTTTGACTTATATGACGGCACTACTTTCACTAAGTACGTTCCTCCACCGCCTCCAAAAATTATTACAAAACCGGCATTTCGTTTTCGATTTACGGATGATGAGTATGTTGGAATTTTGTCTGCTGCAAAAACAGATGTAGAGGTTCAGAGTTGGGTTGAAACCTTCAATATGTTGGCCAGAGTAGACCTTGATAATCAACGCACTAAAGACGGTGTAAACAAACTCGCCAGCAAAAACTTGCTCACTCAAGCTCGTGCTAATGCAATCTTGACCGATCCGGTTCAGGATAGTGAGAGACCGTGAGGTAATCCGAGATGATGACGCTAATCTCAACCTTCCTGTCTTTCTTGGCAGGTGGGCTACCCAAGATCCTGCAAATCTTCCAAGACCGGCAGGACAAGAAGCATGAGTTAGCCTTGGTCGCTGCCCAGAAGGAGCGCGAGTTGGCGCTGGCCGAACGAGGCTTCATTGCTCAGGCACGGGTAGAAGAGATCAAGCTGGAGCAGATTCAGACTCAGACGGCGGGCGAAGAGCGTCAAGCCCTGTATCAGCACGACATGGAAATTGGTAAGGGTGCTTCGCAGTGGATGATCAATCTCCGCGCCAGCGTCCGTCCGGTTGTGACATATATCTTCGTGTTGGAACTCGTTGCCATCAATATCGCTGGAGTCTGGTACGCCTACAACACGGGTGTGCCGTTTGCCGCTGCGATGGCAGAAGTGTTCTCGGATGACGAGATGCTGATCCTGTCTTCAATTATCGCCTTCTGGTTTGGGACACAGGCTTTTGGCAAGAAGTGAAAGTCAGCCCCGCTGCCATTCAGATGATCAAGCACCACGAAGGGGTGAGGACTAAGCCTTACCGCTGTCCGGCGCTTTTGTGGACGGTGGGTGTGGGCCACGTGATTGATCCAAAACACACCGCTACCCCATTTAATGAACGCAAAGATCTATCGATACCCGCAGGCTGGGACCGGGTTCTCACGATGGACGAGGTGGATCGGATACTTGCTCAAGACCTTGGCCGGTTTGAGCGTGGTGTGGTTCGACTTTGCCCTGCTGCTGTTGGCAATCAGGGAGTCTTTGATGCTCTCGTATCTTTTGCCTTCAACGTGGGTCTCGGCAATCTCCAGCGTTCTTCCCTTCGGATGAAGACCAACCGAGGTGAGTTGGAAGAGGCGGCTGACGAGTTCCTGAAATGGACGAAGGCTGGTGGTAAAGTACTGCCGGGATTGGTAAAAAGGCGCAACGACGAACGGGCGTTGTACCTGTCAGGGGTTGTCTAATGCCACTTCAGAGAGTTGATTTCAGGCCCGGCGTCAATCGAGAAACCACTAACTACGCTGGTGAGGGCGGGTTTTTCGTCGTAGACAAGGTGCGGTTCCGTGGTGGCTACGCCCAAAAGATCGGCGGCTGGGTCAACATCACTAATAATGCTAATACCTATAACGGCGTAGCCCGGTCGCTGTGGAACTACTCGACTCTGGAAGGACTTAACCTTTTAAGCGTAGGCACCAACCAGAAATTCTACGTTGAGCTTGGCGGCGTTTATCACGACATCACCCCCCTTGCTTTTTCGGGAACGCTTTCTAGCGACCCGATCCGTACCACTGCCGGAAGCAAGCTCGTCAACATTACATCGACGGGACACGGCGTATCACTGGGTACGTTTGTCAGTTTCTCTGGCGCAACCGCTGTCGGCAGTTTGACTATTAACGGAGAGTACGAGGTTGTCTCGGTTTCGAGTGCGAACTCGTTTGTTATTGCAAGCCCAACGCCTGCCGGGTCAACTGCTACAGGCGGCGGCTCTCTTGTTATTGGACAGTACGATATTGATGCCGGTACTGCGGTCTACACGACTTCGGTTGGTTGGGGCGGCCCTCCGTGGGGTTCTGGTACTTGGGGTTCTAGTACTCCAGCAGGTGTACCGCTTCGCCTTTGGTCGCAGTTTAACTACGGCAACGACCTGATTTTTGCTGAAAACAACGGCGCTATTTACTACTGGACTAAAGACACTTCTACATGGTCAAGAGCAACGACTCTTGAGGCTAAAGCAAATTCTGTAGAAAAAACGGCTACGACGGCAGCTTACGCTTCGGGGTCTATTACCGTAGTTGTTGCAGATGCAACCGGAATTAATACGGGTGCGGTTGTCTCCGGTAGTGGTATCCCGTCTGGCACTTATGTTCTGGCTACGTGGGACGGCAGTACTTCGGTAACACTTTCTACGGCTACAACGGCTTCTGCTACAGCGTCTTTGCTGTCTTTTAGTTATTCGGGCCGACACGTACCGAACGAAACGGCGTTGATCCTCGACTCCCCGGTTGACGATTTCACCGTATGTATGGGGGCTAACCCGTACGATCCGACTAACTTTGATACCGCATTTGATCCGCTCGTTGTTCGTTGGTCAGATGCCGATAACCCGTACGAGTGGGTGCCTGAAGTTACGAACCAGTCAGGTGAACAACGTCTGGCTAATGGCTCTAAGATCGTAGCGGCTACGACAGCGCGTCAAGAAATTGTCGTTTGGACAGACACGGCTGTGTACTCCATGCAGTACCTCGGGCCTCCGTTTGTCTTCGGCTTTACGCTGCTTGATCAAGACATTTCTATCGCATCGCAGAACGCGGTCATTAACGTCAACAACGCCGTGTATTGGATGGGACTGGATAAGTTCTTCGTATACGACGGTCGCGTAAACACACTGCCTTGCACGATCCGACAGCATATATTTAGTACGCTAAATAAAGATCAAATCGCGCAAGTCACTTGCGGTAACAACGAAGCGTTCAGTGAAGTCTGGTGGTTTTATCCAAGTACGGGTAGCAATCGAAATGACACGGTAGTGATTTTTAACTACCTTGAAAACGTCTGGTCGTACGGTAGTTTGGGGCGAAATGCGTTCTCTCCGCAGTCCATCCGTGACTATCCGTTGCTGGCAAACAGTATCCAAGTGTCTTACACGACGGCGGATATCACAGCTTCAGATACCAGCATTACTTTGCTGAACGCCTCTTCATATCCCAGTGCCGGGACTATCTTTATTGACTCTGAGCAGATTACGTACACCGGGGTCACGAATAACACCGTTCTGACTGGGTGCGTGCGAGGCGTAAACGGAACGGTGGCTGCGTCTCATACGGCTTACACGCCGGTCACGATGTCCTATCCGAATCAGGTTCTTTACCACGAAGTCGGTTGGGATGATGTCTCAACGGGCAGCGCGCAGCCGATCAGTTGCTTCATTGAGTCGTCAGACTTTGACATCGGTGACGGACACAACTTTGGCTTTGTGTCACGTATCATTCCGGACATTAAGTTCTTGGGATCATCGACCACGACTCCCTCTGTCAATATTTCTATCTACCCGCGCAACTATCCCGGTGCCGCATACGGCACACCCGACATAGAAACAGTGCAGGCTACGGCTGTATTGCCGTACGAGATTTACACCGAGCAGTTGTTTACGCGAGTTCGGGGTAGGCAGATGGCGGTGCGTGTCGGGTCATCGGACCTTGGCGTGTCGTGGCAGATGGGTGCGCTGCGTCTTGATATCAGGCCGGACGGTCGTCGGTAATGACCGTACCTCGTGGTGTAGTTCCGCCGAGTATTCCAGTCGCACTTAGACAGTACGACCAGCGTGGCATGGAGCAGACTAATAATGTTCTGCGCCTCTTCTTTAATCAAATTGCCAACCGGATCAACTCGCCTACTGCACATGCTTCGTACTTTGACACCACGACGCAGACGAATCCGGTAGCTGATACAGTCAATTTGTTTACGTACAACTCGGTCGTTTCTGAGTTTCAGGTTGTTCGCGGTACGCCGACTTCCAAGATCTACGTAAACAACACAGGCGTATACAACTTTCAGTTTTCTGCCCAGTTAGACAAGACGGGCGGTTCGGCTAGTGCGGTCTACATTTGGCCCCGGATCAACGGAGTCAATCTGCCGGACTCGGCTACCAAGATTGTCATTGACGGCCCCAACAACGAGATCGTAGCGGCTTGGAACTTTGTGCTGGTGCTAGAAGCCAACGACTACTTTGAGTTGGCTTGGGAGTCTTCAGATACCAACGTAGTCATCCCATACGTGACAGCAAGTGGGAATATTCCAGCTATCCCGTCCATCATTCTGACCGTCACTTGGGTGTCGAATTACGAGGCTAACCGGTGATACCATTTAAGAAACCTTACCCCACGGGGGGATTATGAATAGCAAATATCCTGCGGCGGGGCTTGCGTCCCTTGTAGCCGCTCAAGGCCGTGGTGAGGACAAAACCCTCGTCCACATGACCCCTGAAGAGGTTCGCAACCTCCAAGCGATTGCTCGCGCACAAGGCATCGAAATGCCGATTAACCCTACTACGGGTTTGCCCGAAGCAGGCTGGCTATCCGATCTACTAAAAAGCATCGGCAGGGGCGTCACTACTGTTGGGCGAACTATCCTTCAAAACCCGCAAACCACGGCTCTCTTAGCCGGTACCGCCTATGGCGCTATCAAGGGCGACCTGCAAAAGGGTCTCGAAGCGGGCATGAAAGCCTACGCCGGGACTAAGTTACTTGGTGGTATTCAGGCAGGGATGCAGCAAGGCAGGAAGATTCCGGGTATTGCGGGTCCTGCCGGGTACAAAGAGGCTCCACGTGGAGCAGAGGACTTTGGCGAAGTTGCGCCGGGCTTGCTTGATGTTAAGCCTACGGTTGAGGCTCCGCTTGGTAAAAGTCCTGCCACAGGTGGTCTTGATGCACTTCTAGGTCGAGTACTGGGCGGCGGTCAGACGGGTACTGCACAGCAAGGGCAGGCTCAGCAAGGGC